CTAGCGTAAGATCTGTACCCTCTTTTATTATAAGAGCGCCTAGCAGGGAGTTACTGGTAGTACCAGCCCCAGACAAGGCATATGAATTAGTTTATGAATATTACACAACTGGTTTTGATTTAGAGCTACACTCAGATGTTCCTAATCTCCCTGAAATGTACAAATATGTAATCGTTGATGGTGCTATGTACTATGTCTATCAGTTTAGAGGTGATATGCAAGCAGCACAATTAGCTATGCAGAAGTTTGAGCAGGGAATTAAACAATTACGTAGCATACACATAAACCGTACTGAATATGTACGTGATCGAAGAGTATCCTTCTAATGGCAACACAATGGCAGACATTTCCTATAGAGTTTAGAGGTGGTCTTATCTCTAATCTCAGCCCGTTGCAGCATGGTGCAAATGCTGTCGGGTCTGCCACTATATTACAAAACTTTGAAGCCAATAAAGAGGGCGGCTACTCTAAGATAAGAGGTTATGCCAAATATAGCTCAACAACTGTACCTGGATCTGGCCCTATACTTGCCCTTAAAGTTATTAGCTCTGGTAGGGTTGTAGCTGCACGTAAGAATGGTAGCAATCAAACACAGTATTACTATAGTACAGGCTCTTCTTGGACTAGCATGGCTACTAGCGTTGGTACTAATGGCGGTAAAGCTAGGCACGTTCTGTACAACTTAGATGGTGATGATAAAGTTATATTTGTTGATGGTACTAACTACCCAGCTATATATAATACATCAGGTAACTCTACTACCTTTATGACATCCTCTAATAGCACAGATGTTTCGGGTGCAGAACACGTAACTATATTTAAAAACACTGCCTTCTATGCTAAAGGCAATAATATATACTTTACTGCGCCTTTTACTGTAGATGACTTTAGTGTTGCTAATGGTGCTGGTTCTATAAATGTAGCGAATGATATTACAGGTCTAGCAGTATTTCGTGATCAGCTTATTATATTTACCTCTGATACAATTAAGCGTTTAACTGGTAGTAGCTCCGCTGACTTTACTGTGTCACCTATTACGGATCGTATTGGCTGTATAAACGGTGATACTATTCAAGAGGTTGGTGGTGACATTATGTACCTCGCCCCTGATGGTATTAGATTACTGAGTGCTACTGACCGTATTGGTGACTTTGCTTTGGATGTAGCTTCTAATCAGATCCAGAAAGATGCCACCCTATTTCTTAGTCAAACATCTATCTTTTGCTCTGTGTTATTTAAAGAAAAAGCCCAGTACAGAATATTTGCATATGTACAATCAGAGCAAGATAATGCAGCTAAAGGTCTTATAGCTACAAAGTTTATATCTCAGGGTGCTGCAGGTATAGCTTGGTCAACTACAAAAGGCATTAAAGCATTTGTAGCAGACAGCAGATATACAGGAACAGCAGAGACTATAGCTTTTGCTAATGAAGATGGTTACATTTATGTTATGGATACAGGTTCAGACTTTGATGGTGCTGCTATAGAATCTATCTACGAATCGCCTTTCATGCCTATAAGTGATCCACAGGTACGTAAGACTTTCTACAAGATGACTCTCTACGCTGAGCCTACAGGTAGCATGAGCTTAGACTTAAACTTAAAGTATGACTTTGCTTCTGCCTCTAATACTAAAGTAGTGCAGCCAGCGACACAGCAGATTTCTAGTACAGGTGCATCTGTATTTTTATTTGGTGCATCTAATGCTGTATTTAATACCGCCACATTTGGTGGTGAGCTTGATAAAATATATGACACTAATGTTATTGGTTCAGGTAAAACAGTAGCATTGAGACTAGAAGATCTTTCAACTAATCCCACTTTTACACTCGACACGGCTTTGTTAGAATATAGCCAAGAAGATAGACAATAAGGAAACGACATGGCAGGTTATACAAGACAGGATACTGCAAACAACATTGCCAACGGTAACGTTATTGATGCAGATGACTTTGACGCAGAGTACAATGCAGTAGAGGCTGCATTTAATGCTTCTACAGGGCATAAGCATGATGGTACTGCTGGTGAAGGCGCACCTATAACTAAGGTTGGCCCAAGCCAAGATCTTGTTGTGTCGGCTACTAATGTCTTACCTAAAACAACAAACACCTTAGATCTAGGCTCAGCGGGTGCAAAGTTTAAAGACGGTTTCTTCGATGGCACTGTAACAACAGATGACCTTGCTGTAACGGGTGGCTCTGTTCTTACTGGTAACGCTACTGTAGGCGGTACACTAGGAGTGACAGGGGCTACAACACTGTCTAGTACAGCAGCCATTACAGGCAATACTACTGTAGGTGGTACATTAGGGGTTACAGGTGCATCTACATTAGATAGTGTTGCAGTTACCAATAATGCTACAGTAGGCGGTACTCTTGGTGTTACTGGTAATAGTACTATTGGTGGTACTCTTGGTGTGACAGGACAAATTACAGGGAACATTACAGGTGCCGTAACGGGTAATGCATCTACAGCAACCGCACTACAAAATGCAAGAAGCATTACTATTGATGGTGATGTAGATGCTAGTGCTACTGATTTTGATGGTACAGGTAACATTACTCTTACAACAACGTTAGATACAGTAAACTCTAATGTAGGTTCGTTTGGTAGTTCTACAGCTATTCCTGTTGTTACTGTAAATGGTAAAGGCTTGGTTACTGGCGTAAGTACTGCTTCTATCACTACCGCATTAACTGTGGGCGCTGATAGTGGTTCTGACGATAGTGTTGCTTTAGCTACAGACACTTTAAACTTTGTTGGTACAGCTAATGAAATTGAGACTGCAGTAAGCAACAACCAGATTCAAATTGGTTTACCTAGTGACGTTACAGTAGGTAGCCTTACTACATCAGGTGATGTTATTGTAGGTGGTGACTTAACTGTATCAGGCACCACTACTACAGTAAACACTGAGACTATTAACTTAGCTGATAATCAGATTTTATTAAATTCTAATGAGACGGGTACTCCATCACAGAATGGTGGTATTGAGATTGAGCGTGGTACATCCGATAACAAAACGCTTGTATGGAATGAGACAAGTGATAAGTGGACTGTAGGAAGTGAAACATTTGTAGCAGGTACGTTTGAGGGAAATCTTACGGGTAATGTAACAGGTAATCTAACGGGTAATGCAGCGACAGCCACTACGGCAGCGGCGCTTACGGGAGACATTACTACTTCTGGAGATATTAACCTAGATATTGGCGGCAGTGTTTTTATTGATTCTAGTGATGGTGTAATATCTTTTGCGGATGACAGCCAAGCTAACGCAAAGATTGATTTTGCTACATCTAACACTCTTAAATTTTATGCGGGTGTTATTAACGAAGAAATGCGGATTACGGGTAGTGGCGTAAATGTTATAAATGGCTTGCGCGTAGGAGACACTACAGCCCCTACGGATAATGATATTTATGCTACAGGTGATATTGTAGCAGCCCAAGCTATGGTTGCGGGTGATTTTATTACGGCAGGTACTAATGTCTCGGCAGGTAGTAATATAATTGCAAACGGGGAAGTTGTACTTACAGGAGGCGCTCAGGACTGGACCTTTGAAGTAGACGGTAGCAACCGTTTAGTAATCCAGTACAATGGAACCTCACTAGCTAGGATAGACACTAGCGGAAATTTAGTTGTTGCGGGTGACGTAACTGCATTTGGTACACTATAATGACTATAACCTCATTAGATAACTTTGGTCACGCAAGCGGCTCAATATCTATGAGTGAGTTACGTGATTATTATGGGCAGTCTGGAGCGGTATCGCTTAATGCAAATTTTAACGGGGGTACAAATCCCGTTCCTAGTAGTCTTCCTGCTTCTGGGGCAGAAACTTCTTTTTCAAACTATCGAAGTAAAAACAGAATCTTAAAGAAAAAAGGTAGAAGTTACCTTTACGATACGGGAACCTCATGGTCACCGGGAGAGTCTGGTTGCGTTCAGTATAATGTTTATGCGATTGGCGGCGGCGGGTCTGGTGGCGCGGCTTTTGCAGGTTCTGGAGTAGAAGGTCCAGCTTCTGGTGGAGGTGCAGGGGGCACGGCATTTAGACGTTATAGCGTCCAAGATGATTCTATTACAAGCGCTGCAATAAGCTTTCCCACGGCGGCTCAAGCCGTTTCTAGGACTTCAACAACGACTCAAATATCGGGTTATAATGGGGGTGATGTAACCTTTAATCCTGACGGTACTGGGGCAACGATTACGGGAACAGGTGGCTTTAGAGGGTTTGCTCGCTTTCAAGGTCAAGCGTCTACCACTCCAACTGCAACAACTCCCGTGGGAGAAGGTGATACCACCGCGGGTTCTGGTACAGGAGGCGTTGGTTCTGGGCAATGTGCAAAGGGTTTGGGGCAAACGGGTTCTGGTGGAGAAAATAATTATAAAGGTGGAGACGGTCCTGCTTTAAATATTGGGGGAAATCAAGCGGGTTGTACGGGAGGAGGATCTCCAAATTTAAGCTCTGGTGGAGTTGACGGAAGCACAACCTCTGGACAAGCAACGGGGGCACCCACAGAACCTAGTGAGTTTGGAAGCCTTTGGAAAATAAATAATGTTGATGCGAGCGCCCCAAGCTTTCAGGGTGGTAATGGGCTTAGCACTGGCGGCACCGCAGGAAGCGGAAACTATGGCGCGGGTGGCGGGGGTTCTGGCTCAATATCTTCTGCCACCACAAGTGGCGCAGGTGGCGCAGGGGCTTTGATAGTGATTCATTATGAGATAAACACATGACACCTCTTACACCTGAACAACTAGAAGCTATGATGGATAGAGCCGCTAAAAAGGGTGCTAGGCAAGCCTTGTGTGACTTAGGGTTGGCTGACTTAGATGCAGCTACTGATATTAAAGAATTACGTAGTCTATTAGACTCATGGCGTGATACAAAGAAGAGTATATGGAAAACACTCGTACAATTAGGTACAGTTGCAGTACTGACATTCATAGCTACTGCTGTGTGGATGCAAGTAGGCAAGTAAGGATAAGATAGATGGCTAAACGTTTTGCAGGATTTACACCAGAGCAGCTAGGTAGAATTGATCCTAGCCTTAAAGGTATGCAGTCTGATGAGCAAGAAAAGATTATTGCAGCTAACCCTGCCTTAGCAGCCCGTGTAGGTAAAATGACACAGATGGCACAGAAGCGTATAGGTATGGCAGAAGGTGGTTTTGTTGATCTGGAATCTCGTTTAAGTGCACAACGTAGAGGTTTCTCAGGTGCTGGACAGGTGCCACCGCAACAATTCTTAGTACAAGACCCTTTTCAAAGACCAGACGGTATAACCCCTAGACCGGGACCTGGCTATGCCAACGAGCTTCGTCCTATAATAGGTCAATTACCTACAACAATGCCAGTTAAAGAGAAGTTTGCAGCAGCTATACCACCTCACTCACATGGTGGTGGCGGTGAGATTCTACCAAGCGGAAATATAGCTGGCGGTAATAACCCTGCACCCAATCAACAACCACAGGATTTAAAGTCTGTTTTTGAAAAACAAAACGAGCTAGACATGGGTTTCGCTCAGATTGATATGGAAGCACAGACTAAGAAAGATGCGCTTCAAGAAGCTCTTAAAATGAAATACGGTTTTGCAGAAGGTGGGGATACATCTGGTGCAGATGAAGATAAAGAGGATAAGCCTGACCCAATGTCTGAGGCAGGTAAAGCTGCTGCTGAGCTAACTAAAACTGCTCTAGAAAGCCCTGAGACTTTAGTAAAAGACACAGAAGTTAAAGAGACTACAGAAGAACAAAAGAAAGCTGGTGAAATTGCAGAAGGCACAGGTGAGGCTGCTACTGTAGATGAAGCTGCTGCTACTGTTGCTACACCTGCTGCTGCAGTTACAGCACCTGTAAAAACACCTGCTGCTACTGTTCTTCCTGAGACTGTTTCTGCAGAAGTAAGTGATACACTCAAGAAGCTAGAAGCTGCTACAGGTAAGCCAAGCTCTGATGCATTAGCAGAAGCTGCTACCATGTCACCAGAAAAGCTAAAAAGTTTAGGTCTTACTGTTGAGCAGATTGAACAAGCTCGCCGCGTAGAAGGTGCACCTACTCGTAAGGTAGAAGCTGGTGAGATGATTGAAGGCTCCACAGTAGATATGGAGCGCGTAAAGAAAGAAGTAAACTTTGAGGCAGCTACAGGTGCACCATCAACTGATGCTACTGTACAAGGACAGCTAACTGGCTTGATGGAAGACTTTGAGGGTGCTGCTCCCCCTGCATGGGCTGCAGGTGCTATGAGGGCAGCGGCTGCACGTATGGCTAGTCGTGGACTGTCATCTTCATCTATGGCTGGACAAGCTATCGTACAGGCTGCAATGGAGAGTGCTATCCCTATAGCCTCTCAAGATGCTAAGACTGTTGCAAGCTTTGAAATGCAGAACCTGTCAAATAGGCAGCAGACTGCTATGTTCGCTGCACAACAACGTGCACAGTTTCTAGGCTTAGAGTTTAACCAAGAGTTTCAAGCTCGTGTAACTAACGCAGCTAAGATTTCTGACATTGCTAATATGAATTTTAGTGCAGAGCAACAGATTGCGCTAGAGAATGCTCGTATGGCACAGACTGTTGATATAACAAACCTTAACGCTAAGAATGCTAAGATCATGGCTGATGCTGCAGCTATGTCACAGGTAGATATGGCTAACCTCAACAACCGCCAACAAGCTAACATACAGGCTGCTAATGCATTCCTGCAGATGGATATGGCTAACCTGTCCAATGAGCAGCAGACTACAATGTTTGCAGCACAGGCGCAGATTAATGCTATGCTTTCTGATCAGGCTGCAGAGAATGCTGCCCGACAGTTTAATGCTTCTAGTGAGAACCAAGTAAATCAATTCTTTGCTGATCTAGGAGCACGGGTACAACTTGCTAATGCTGACCAAGCTAATGCTATGGCACGATTCAATGCAGGTGAAGCTAACGCCTTAGAACAGTTTAACACAGCACAAGCTAATCAGCGTGAGCAGTTTAACGCTACGAATCGTTTAGTCGTAGCACAGGCTAACGCTCAATGGGCACAAGCATACACAACAGCAGATAATGCAGCTATCAATGAAGCAAACCGTTTAGATGCACAGCGTCAAGGGCAGATGACATTGAATGCTTATAATGCTACAATTCAAACGTACCGTGATTTGATGAGCTTTGCTAATACTACAGCAAACAATGATGCAGATCGTGCTACATCAATCGTATTGGCTAATATACAAGCAGATGCAGCAAAGTATGGCGCAGATAAGGCAGCACAAGCGGCAGCATCGGAGGCAGCATCGGCTAAAACAACTGGCTTTTGGAGTGCTTTGGGTTCTTGGGCTGCAAGTGCTTGGGGATAAGGATAATATAATGGCAAATAAATATAGTTTTCTACCTGACTTTAGTGTCTTTGAGAATGACGAACAGAGCGATGTATCAACAGAAGATACAGGCTCTTCTATCATGTCTCGTAATAGGCAGGTTGATACAGATACGTCAGGTACAGGTGGAGACTTTCTAGAGCGCTTCTATCGCAACCTACGTGCTGCGTTCAATGATGATGATAAGTTTAAACAAACGTTTATGTCTAATAAGCGCCCTAAGCCTGATATCTCTGAGCTACGGTCATATGTTGATAGGGTTAAAGGCTC